CACAAAAGTCAGGCAGCGGCACAGGCGAAGCCCCGGTGAAAGTGTGTGACGATTGTCATGAGATTGTTCACATCTCTGTGATGATCTGCCCAGCCTGTGGCCACGAATTTCCAGAAAGCGACAACAAACCTCTCATGCAGTTGCGTGACGATTGCATCATGGGTACTGACACAGAGCTCAAAATGCAAGTAGCAAGCTGGGACTGGTGCGAGTACACCAGCCGGGCTGGCAATGACATGCTCAAAGCTACTTATTTCGGACCCTCTCTCAGCGATAAGCCGATCAGCGAATACTTCTGCGTATTGCACAGCGGGTACGCAGGTCAGAGGGCGGTAGGAGAGATTCAAAACATTGCTAGGGCAAGCGGGTGTCACGCTGAGTTAGTCGCTGCAAATGGCCTACATCAAGCCTCAGTGGCGTTTAACTCATCAAACCCACCATCTGAGATTGATTATGAAAAGAACGGCAGGTATTTTAATATAATAAGGAGAAATTATGCGACACCCGCAACCTAAATTAGTTAAGGATTATTATGCCAAGGTTAACGCTCTGCTTGATATGAAAGAGCCTAAATGCTGCCACACTTGTGACAGTTATGACGAGGAAGGAATATGCCAAGAATATTTAATCGCACCACCAGAAGAATTCGCCCAGCAACTAAAACAGTGCGAGGAGTGGCTACCGATAATTCCGTTTTAAAAGTACCTACCGAGCACCAAGAGCAGGTTGAATTTATTCAGTGGTTTAGGCGCACCTATATAGACGTTAGAATTTTTGCCATCCCGAATGGCGAGTCTCGATCCCAGAGCGCTGGCGCTAGGTTAAAGGCAGAGGGCGTTTCTGCAGGTGTTCCTGATCTTTTTATTCCAGCGTGGAACACTTGGATAGAGATGAAGCGATCCAAAGGAGGCAGCGTCAGCGAGAAGCAGAAGGACTGGCTGGCTTACTTGGAGAGCGTTGGTCATAAGACTTTTGTATGTAAGGGTGCAAATAGTGCAAAAGAAGTTGCGAAAAAGGTATACAAGCTTACCTTATAGTGTCATAATGTTCATAAGTTAAGTAAATAACGAAACGGAGAATCACATGATTACAGTTACATATAGCGTTTTTTCTGAAGTCTTAAATAAAGAGTTTATTAATTCTAAAGAAGTTAAAACCATTCAAGACTTTGAATTGTTTGCTCTAAGCCTAAATCTTAATTATCAAATCATTACTGTAAAATAAATAATAATAGGGGCTTCGGCCTCATAGGAGCATCACATGAAAAACGGATCATTAACTTATAGTGAAGTGAATACGGGCGGTGGCAGCATGGTGAATATTATCACTTGTTCCGATTGGGATTATATTCTTGTTGCTAACGAAGATTGTGTTACCGCATACGCTAGTGAAGATGCTTTTTGGGATGGAGAGGATTGTCTTTCTTACGCCTCAACTCAACTTGGAGAAATATAATGATAACTTTAAAGAACGTAAAGCACAGCGAATTCGCTTCTCATGAAACTAACTGTTTTGAAGCGACTGTTTATTGGAACGGAAAGAAAGCTGGCTACGCTGAAAATTCTGGTCAAGGTGGCTGCACAAGTGTTCATTGGCTCAACAGAGATGCTGAAAAAGAAGCTGAAGCTTGGGCTAAAACTCAGCCAGATATAGTGACTGACTATTGCCTACACGATTCTGATGAAATATTTACTTACAAGTTTGACTTAGAGGGATGTGTAGATCAGCTTCTTGAAGATCATTTAAAAGAGAAAGACATGAAATCTAAGCTTAGGGCAAAGATCCTAATCAAAGACGATACGTGCGAAAAAGGCGACTTTTACGCTTGGAGCATTAAGAAGTACAAGCAGTTTACAAAAGATGATTTAATTAAAAAGATTCTTTCTACTCAAAAGTTTAAGAATCCTATTGTTATTAATGATCTTCCGTTTAACGAAGCCTTAGCTATTTGGAAGGGGAATTAATATGATGATTAAAAGAAACAATGCACCAAGTTCTAATTACTCATACGTTTTGACTGATTCAGAGTTGCTTGAAATACGAGGTGATATGCTTTGGGAACTACAGACAACGGGAAGCGTATTTGTTCTTAATAACGAAGTCACTATATATGACTTGTTGGAAACAATGGAGGATGAAGATAAGGATTACATTATTGTCTGCTTACTCAGAGGTGGCGAGGCTAAGGAGCAAGCAGTAATTAAGCTTTCAGAAGCATTTTCAGTAGCCTTTGATGATGAGGCAATTGAAGATCATTACATTGATGATAAAACATCTTATTAAAAAAAGGAGTATCAGATGCACACATTAAACTTTGTACGAGTAGCTAGAGAAGCAAAAGACAGCGCCAATGGGTTTGTTTACATTCATAATTGGCCTACGGGATTTCAAGAGTTAATCTTTAAATCAAAAGAAGCAGCTGAAGAATGGATATTAATTGTTAATAACAAATAATTATAGGGGCGAAAGCCCCTTTGGAGCATCAGATGCACGATTTAAAAAACATGAAGGTTGTTGATGATAAAATAAAATTTGATAAGATCATGACATTGTCATTTTCTTTTATCGGATCTCTTGTTGGCGTTTTTTGCGTCATTTTTTTTACAATAAAACTTTTGGGGTAAAATTTATGTACATTATTATTGATTTAGACAACATCATTTCTGATGATAGTTGGCGTATAAAGAATATAGATTGGACCAAGTCTGACAATCTAGCGCGGTACAACGACTATAACCTACTGTCTGGATTTGACATGGCTGGCAACGAGTGGCTGTTTCAAAACAATGATTATGAAATTGTTGTGTTGAGTTCTAGACCTGAATTTTACGCACCCATCACTGTTCAGTGGCTCAAGAGTATCGACATTGAGCCGATCTTTTTGATCATGCGCGAAACTGGCGATAATTCACCGCCAGCAAAGTTAAAACAAAAACAATTGCAGTCATTTTACAATGTCATGAGAGCCACAGCAGACGATGTTGTCGGTGTCTATGAGTCAGACCAGCAGACGATTGACATGTACATTGAAAATGGCTTAAAAGCCTACTCAGTGTCTATTCACAGTCATGGGAACAAAGCGTTCAATGATACAGAGATCACGCTTAAAGATCGCACATCGCTCGGTATTTCTCCTAGTGCTTCCGTGGAATTCATAGACTGCAGGAAATAATTATGAGCTTAATATTTAAACCCCGAATTCCGTTTAATTTTGGAGCAGGAAAGAATTCTTCTGTTAAGAGAAATCAGGTCGATAGAGAAAGACTTTCGTGGTCTGAAGATCAGCTAGAAACTTTAATGTGTTTAAGAGCTTTACGCTTTACGCTTGAGGAATGTGGTGATTATTTCGGCAGGTCAGGCAACGCCTGTTCAAACATTATTGAGTATCGACAGCTCAAGGGTTTGATTAAACAAAAACGTCATGAATTAATTAAAAAGGTGGTAAAAAATGATAGCTGAAACTCTATTTTGCCTTGCTCAAGCGGTGTATTTTGAAGCGCGTTCACAACCCCTTATTGAGCAAGTCGCGGTGGCACAGGTTGTTCTTAATCGAGTTTATTCGGAACGATACCCCAACACTGTTTGTGAGGTAGTTTACGAAAACCATTTTCCAAAACAGTTGCACAAATGTCAGTTTAGTTTTATGTGCGATGGGCTCAAAGAAACTATAACGGATGCAGACGCATGGCTTGAGTCAAACCAAGTGGCCTCGTTAGTGCTACAGCCTAGCTTTCCTGACTTAGTCGATGGATCAGTGAATTACCACGCTGATTACGTTAGACCAAATTGGTCAAGCAAGTTAAACAAAGTGGCGCAAATAGGACGCCACGTATTCTACAGGTAGTCGCCAGTTCTAATCATTTCGGTGATCGTAAATGCGCGTGATCCGACTTGTTTAGCCCAACGACTGTCCAAAAACTCATCTGCAGCAATTTCGTAGTCTTCAGTAGCCATTGCTGCTAAAGCCTTTTTAAACCCCATCAGTCGAGATAGTCCTACGTTAAAGCACAAATCAGTTAGCGCATCTTTGCGAACTTCATCTAGTTCAGAGTACCAAGGGAACGCCCTAATTAATTCTGAGCTGACTCTCTTAATATCATTGCTTAATAAGTAATCAATCTCATCATCAGATAATCCGATACCGCCTCCCTTGTCTATATTGCGACCAACGCCGATGGTGATTTTATCTGCTGTACATTTATAAGCGTGCGTTTCCACGCCTTCGTGTTTTCTAAGCATATCAATAATAATGCTCATGTTTAATTCCTCATGTAAACTGCAATTCCGAACAAAATTCCCACTGCTACGATCATGAAAATGCCTATATTAATAGCCAAAGTAACATCTTTTTGTATTTTGTTATTTCGTCTGATACGAGCATTAATCTTCTCTTTCTCTTCTTCTTTTCGCTGCCTGTGCCACTCAGCTTCAAATTTTACAAAATCGCTCCAACCATTTAATCGGCTCTTTTTTAGTTGGAATTCAAGCTGGGAGCGCCTAACTCGCTCTTGCTCTGCGAATTGGAAGCATTCTAAGGCTGTGCCACGGCTATTTGCATCTCCAGCTTTATCTTTTACTTTCTGACTTGCTGACAGGTAGTCATTCATTTGACTACCTATCTGGTACAGTTGCTTGCCGTTTTTCAAAAGGGTGCTCACGGTCTTAAAGGCCAAGTTGGCAGCGGCAATCTCAATTAGCATATCCACAACCTCCGTGCGTATATTTCTTGCGTCAATTCATAGGGAGCTCGTGCTGGCTGAACTATGAGATAGTCTTGTAGCTGATACTCAACTCCTAGCGCCTCAATCGTGTAAACCCCGGTAACCGGGGCTTGAGTCGGAGATACGTGAATTGGGTATAGTTCTCCTGGTTCAATTACATTAGTTATCTAGCTGCTGCTCTTGATGTGCTTGGTTTTTCTTTAGGATCTTCAGACAATATGTTTGCTGATCCTGAAACTGCAAGAACTTCATTTGTATCAAGGTTAATAACTTTACGAGTATTTTTTACTTCAAGTTTTTGCAAAGCTTTAACCACAGATGCAACATCATCTGGATTAGAAGACATAAGTTTTTTTGCCATACTTGCTTGAATCTCTTCAGACATTGACCCTCTCCTTAGCGCGTTAGTTGCAAGCCTAAGAAGTGCTGAAGTTGGGCTTAATGTTGTCTCTAGACCATCAGCAAGAGCATCTCCTACGCCCTGACCAGCTTGCATTGATTTAACACCAGCTTGTCTTTTTTGAGTCTGAGATCCACCAATAATTTTATTTGCTTGTTTGTACAGCTGACTTTCTCTAAGAAGAGCAGCTTCTAGCAGGTCAAATCCTCCTTTTTTAGTATCTGGAAACAGCATTTTAAGCTTTTCTAAATCATCTATTCCATTAATTACGTTCTGTGCATAGTTAGAGTTTCCTCTAGGCTTAGTAATTTTATCCAATATACTTCTTGTTGCTCCAATCACAAAGGTCTCAGCTTCAGCTGAACTAAGGTCGTTAAGAATTTTATTAACTTCTTCTGGAGCCATGTTTTGAAAATCTTTAAGACCCATCTCTAAAGACTCAAGAACCTCAAGGTCGCCTTTATAAAGTTTACGAGCATCACGGTAATAAGAAACGCCGTCTGCGTCTTCAGTAACTTCATCAATTACATCAACAAAAACATTTTTAAGTTTTCTTAACTCTCTTTCTTTAGATCCAGCAATTCCTTTTTGAGATTTTGGATTAAGCAAGTCATCTATACCACGCTTTACAAAATCTAAAGTTCTAACATCTGGAATTGCGCCTTCTACACTAAGGTCAACTATTTTAAAGTCGTCAGCGTCAAAAGGAATTCCAGTTGTTTTGGCGCTGTTTCTTGCGCTTCTTGCCGCTTTGTCTGCTATGTCGATAGCAACCTCGTATGCAGCTTTAAAGTCCTTGTCTTGAAGGATATCCATTATTCTAGGATCGTCAACGACTCCAAATGAAAAAGCTTTTTTGTAAGCTGGGGCTGCGTTTCGTCTAAGCTCTTCAATTAACAATTCTTGCTGATCGTAATAGTTAACATTTTTTAACTTTGACTTAACTTGTTCGACTGCTTTTGCTTTTGCTCCACCTTGCATTTGCTCTATTTTTTTCCCTATGATTGAAGGAGCCGGTGGAACACCTCCTGCAAAAACCAATTCCGCTTGATTGGATAAAGAATCAGATGCATTGGCTATAGTGCTCTGTTTGATGTTCATGGAGCGATCAAGGTCTATTCGATCAATAACGTCTTGAATGCTTCCACCTTCCTCTGTCACAGCAGAAAATATTCTTTTCAAAGCGGCTTCATCAATTCTTGCTGGATCTACAGAGTTTCGGTCTAACAAAAAATTATACGCAGACTTAATAGTTCTGCCTGTTATTGGAAGACCCAATCCTAGCGTTCCTCCAAATGCTGATCCTATTAAACCACCTTTTACTCTTTCTCCTTGATCAGCAGCGCCAGCGCCATCTACAAAGCCTGTGGTTGTTCCAGCTGTAAATCCTCGACCAAGAGGGTTATTAACAAGTGCTTTTCCTGTTCCTGTAACAATGCTTGATCCACCTCTAGTTAAAGGATTGTTAGTCAAAGTTCTAGTTAAAGGATTGTTAGTCAAAGGATTATTTAAAATCTTTGAAGACTTGGCTGTTTGAGTTGCTGCTTGAGTTCCTTGCCTAATTTTATTTAAGATACTGGCCATGCGTACTGAATTAGCAACAGCAGCTGGGGCTGCTGCGCCACCTGTTAATCCTGTGGCTAAGTAAGAGCCAATTAAAGGAACAAATCCTCCAGCTATTTCTCCAGCCATTGCAGCGCCTGTGTTTTCATCTGAGAATTTATTGTAGCTGTCATTAATCATGTTCAGCTCTTCTTCATAAGTCTCATCTCCAGACATAGTTCTAAGTTTAGCTTCAAGTTCATCACCCCAGCCCATAGCCAAGCCTTGACCAAGAACTGCGCGAGACATATTTCCCCAATAATTATCAGCCATGTTCGTGTCCTCTTATTTAGTAGACTTAGTTCTTTTAACGTAATCGCCTGACAGAATGTCTTTCAATCTATCATTTGCTTCTTTTTCGTACTTTCGCATTGTGTCTAAAGCAAGTTGAATTGTTTGAGTACGTGATTTTTCTGTCTTCATTTTAGCGCCAGTAATCTCTAAGTTAGCTGCACGTTCGCCGTCAGATATATTGCCTCCGAAAGTTGCTTTCAGAGTTGCCAGTGCGCCTTGACTTAATAAGTTCTCTAACCGCTCTGAATCTTGGTACTTTTGATCGTCTGTATTAATAACTCCTTGCAAGCCTTTCTTGAAAATACTGTACCAATCTCCTGCGTAAGCATTTGGACTTAAAACCAAGGCTTCTTCTAGCAACTTAATTGCGCCTTCGGTTGACTTTATGTCTTTATCGGCTTCTTTTCTTGCATCAATTTCAGGCTTAGTAAGGCTCGCAGCTTTTCTTTCTAACTCAGCAATATTTAAGTTTTTAATTTTATTCTCTCGATCAATTACAGCTTTAACAAATTCTGAGTACTCAGGAGTTCCTTTACTGTAGCCAGCTTCTTCAGCTGCTAATCCTGCAGCTGTTTGAGGTATTGTCTTTCTATTTTCTGTTTCCCATATTCGTTGTTCTTTAATAGACATTAAATTAAATATATTTTCTTCGGACCTTATAATTGAGCTCTGATCCCACTCCATAATTCTGTCTTGAAGGTTTTGATTTCTTTGAAGTTGCGCTGCAGAAAGAATTTTATCGGAGTTAAGCTGTTCTTTTAGCAATCCTAAACCAAACTGTGCCGCTTGCAATTTAACCTGATCTCCAGCCGTTGTTGCTTCTCTTCGTTCTTTAGAAATATCTGACATAACCCCACTGGCGGCCCCTAACGAATCAAAGAAACTGCCTGTCTTGGTTGGCGCTCCCATAGCCGCTGCAATCCTAAACCATTTCTCGGATTCAGATGGACCCTTGCTTTGGTTGTTAGCCATATTATTCATCATTTCTTGGAGCGCTTTAGTTTCAGAATTATAGTTTTCTTGTTGCTCACTAACTTTATTGCCATAATTAATTTGATTATTTTCAAGCATTTCAAGCATTTTTTCGGTGTTAGTTGATGCACCTTCAGCGCTTGCAGTTTGTTGATTAATTAGTTCTTGCATACTCAAGGATGCATCAAGCGGATCAGCTTCTAAAGAAAGATCAGGCGCTGATGCATTAATGACAACATCTTCTTCAACTTCAAACTCGCCACCAGGACCACCTTGAGCGTAGCCTTTAACCGAGCCGCCGCGTGCCTTACCACTATTTTGTTGATTCGCACCTTCTATTTGTTCTTGAGTAAGATTGTTATATCCTCCAGGGTAATATGATTCTATTAATGCGCTTTCTGTGTCAAAATTATTATTTTTATCTATTTTATTTTGCTGCCAACTATTTTGACCATCGTAGTAATCTTGAGCACCTATTAAGGCCATGAGTGCATCTTCATTGCCATTGCCATAGCCCATATCTGTAGAGTAACTATTATTCGTAAATGCTGGAGCAGAAGATAAGGTTAACCTATCATTATTAACATTTGAACCCGTTATATTTGCCAATGCTAACCCAGGTGAAGTAACTGCTGTAGACGGCATCACCCCTACTGAGGTGGCTGCTGGATTTACATAACTAGAATCAGTAATGTTGCTAGAAACAAGACTGTTGTCATTGTTATTGTTAAACAAATTAGTGAGAGCGCCACCAATACCGCCCGTATCAATATAATTACCGATACCTGTGCTTAACTCGTTACCAAACCTTCCTAGTCCGTCTTGAAGGCCCGTAAGAACATTCATCAAGTCGCCTTGATCATTATTTGTATATTGCGATCCAAGCATCTTCTCGCTAGCTTCCATTCGACCTGCT